CTTCCATCCCCGTAATGAAGTGGAATGCCCAGTATCAGCAGAACCCCACCTCTGAAGAAGGCGCTATCATTAAGCGCGAATGGTGGAATACTTGGACCAAAGACTCCCCGCCTAGTTGTCATTACATCATTCAGTCCTACGATACGGCGTTTTCCAAGAAGGAGACAGCGGATTACAGCGCGATTACCACTTGGGGGGTGTTTAATCCAGGTGATGGCCTAGCTGACGCGATTATGCTGTTGAATGCAGAGCGTGGTCGATGGGACTTTCCTGAGCTAAAGTCTGTTGCGTACAACACATATCAGGAATATAAGCCCGATATGGTGTTAATTGAGTCTCAGGCGAGTGGTACACCACTAACGCAGGAGCTTCGGATGATGGGCATACCTGTTGTTAACTATCGGCCTAGCCGAGGTAATGACAAGATGACCCGTGTGCATTCTGCGAGTCCTGTTTTTGAGTCTGGACTTGTGTGGGCTCCTGACTTTATGTTTGCGGAAGAGGTTATCGAGGAGTGTGCAGCTTTCCCTTTCGGAGAGAACGATGATTATGTAGACTCTATGACGCAAGCTATATTAAGATTCAGACAGGGTAACTTCATATCCCTTCATTCTGACGAGGTTGAAGAAGAAGCTTACCGAAAAAGAATTTCATATTATTAAGGAACCATGGCCATGGCAAATCCGTTTAAAGCGTTAGCAAAACTTAGAGAAGCTAGAAAGTTAAAACAACAAAGACAAGCTGATCGTACCCCAAAAAAAGTAGAAACCACCAAAACTGGCGGAAGTGCTTTTGACAACCCAGCAAATTTAAAATCTTCAACTAGGCAGCCAGGTGCCTCAAGCTCTCGCACCCCCACTGAGACAGCCGCAGTCAAAGCCAGAAGGATGAAGGCTAAAAGAGATGCCGCAAGTAAAAAAGCTTTTGATTTGGCTAATGGAAAAACTGCAAAATTAAAAGCTGCCAAATTAAAAAAAATTGCAAAAGAAAAAGCTGCCGCATTAAAAAAAGCAGCTCTCAAGAAAGCTAAAGATACAGGCAAGAAAGTTGATTCTGCTTTAACGTCTAAAAAATTAAAAGCGGAAAAAGCTGCTCTTTCTGCTAAGAAAAGAAAAAGCGCACAGAAAGAAAAGAAAGATCAAAGAAATCTTTTTAATACAAAAGGAGGAAAAGAAGGTTTTGAAAAACTTACTGGCGCTAAATTTAAAAAACAAAGAGAGGCAAGGCTTAAAAGAAACAAAGCCGCAAGCACCAAGCTTGATGACAAGATAAGCAAGTCTGTTGGCACTAAGAAGAAAATAATCGGCGGAACAGCACTAACTGTTGGTGTTGGTGTAGGAGGAGCATCTCTTTCTGGAAGCGGTGATAAAAAATCTACAACACCTACTCCTACGGCTGCACAGACGGCTGCACAGAAAAAAACTGCTTCTGAGAAAAGAAGAACTGAAGGCAGGCAAGCATTTACAGATGCTGGGAAACGCGCTGCAGAAGTAGCCAGAAAACGTGCTTCAACAACTAAAACATCTTTAAGCGACAAGAAAAAAACAACGCCTGATTTAAGTTTAAACAAACCTAAAAAAGCTACAGTCACTGGAAAAGATAATTCAGAAGGTGCTCGTAACGTAGGCAAAGGAAAAACTTTAAAAGCTAACGTCACCCGTGAGCAGCTATCAAAGCTTGGTCTTGATCCCAGCAAGAAAAGCAGCTTAACCACATACCTCAACGCTTATGACAAGCTAGGGCGTAGACCTACCAAGAAGTCTGATATTGCTGCCAAGAAAAACATGGGCGGCATGATGAAAAAGAAAGGCTATTCCATGGGAGGTATGTCTAAGAAAGGCTACGCTAATGGCGGATCGATGAAGAAGAAAGGTTACGCTAATGGAGGCATGGGATCAAAATTCCCTGACCTCAATAAGGACGGCAAAGTTACACAGGCAGACATACTGCAAGGTCGTGGAGTAGCCAAAAAGAAAATGGGTGGCATGATGAAGAAGAAAGGCTATTCAAACGGAGGAGCCATGAGGAAGAAAGGTTTTTCTGCTGGCGGATTAGCAACTCGCGGCTATGGCGCTATTATGGAAAAATAATTAAACCCAGCATAAGCTGGTAGGGTAAAATGGATAATGCCTTATTTACAAAGTAATGTTCCTTACTTCAAGGCGTGGGTAAGGAAAGAGTACACGGTCAATAACGAGCGTTACCATGGTGAGTTTATTCACGCCATGGTAGTTGCCGTGACCACAATGCCCAGTAGGACTTTAAGCTTTCAAGTGATCTTTACAGGTTGTGAGTCTGATGACCAAGAAGACGGCCAAAATGTACACGGTGGCGCGATGTGGGCGAGGATGCCTATCACTGCGCTAGTTGCAGATGTGCCGTTAGAAGAGTGGCCTACGGAATTGCCACCCTATCTAGCGCAACCTTGGGACTGTATGTCTCACGACCACGCTGTTTACAAAATAGAGAGAGCCTCTCCTGCCCCATGGATTGCAAAAGTTGATGGCGAGTTCTATCCAGCCAAATATTATTTCACAGTAGACTATACTGGCAGTGAAATAGCAGACGATCCTGCTCAACATAAGCAAAGCCATATACTGGAATTGCTTGACGCTGGCGAATATACAGGCAATATAGTGGCTTTACCTAACAACAGAGTTAGAGTAACGCATCCTGCTTGGTTTGAAACCGGGGAAGGAGCGCCAGACTTTAAACCAAATCAACGTATCTACAATTCAAAAGAAGACGTAGGATATGTGTGGGACACTGAGCGAGTGTTCAATAACTTGTATAGCGAGTAATGCAATGAGGAAGCCGAATGGCCATTGAGCGCGGTGTTGATGATGCAGACAAGTTTGATCTTGATATCGAAGACAAATCAAAAGAAATTGAAATAGATCTTGATCCTGATCTTGATGATATTGGCGGCATTGACGATATCTTTGGCGATATGGGGGATGACGATAACGAAATCCTTGAAGATGGCACTATGCTGGTGGGAGTTCCACCTGAACCTATGATGGGTGAGAGTGAGGATTTCTTTGAAAACCTTGCAGAGCTTGTTGATGATGGTGATCTTGGGCGTGTTTACTCTGATTGCATAGCTGATTTCCAAGATGACAAGTCTTCACGCAAGGAGTGGGAAGACCAGTACCGTGAGGGTCTTGAATTCCTTGGCATGAAGTTTGAGGAAAGAACAGAGCCCTTTAATGGCGCGTCAGGCATCATTCATCCCTTACTCGCAGAGTCTGTTACTCAGTTTCAAGCACAAGCCTATAAAGAACTACTCCCATCTGGCGGTCCCGTTAAGACTCAGGTAGTGGGCATGATGACCCCTGGGGCTGATCTTCAGGCAGCAAGAGTTCAGGAGTTCATGAATTACCAGATCACACAGGTAATGAAAGAATATGACCCTGAAACAGACCAGATGCTTTTCTATCTGCCATTGTCAGGTAGCGCCTTTAGGAAAGTGCATTTTGATCAAACCCTAGATCGTCCGGTATCAAGGTTTATTCCTTCTGAAAAGCTGGTCGTACCCTATGGTGCCTCTAGTTTAGATAGCGCAGTAAGAATTACTCACATTGTTGATATGTCAGAAAATGATGTGAAGAAAATGCAGCAATCAGGCTTCTATAAAAAATCAGACATCTCCTATTCTTCAAATGTTTCTTATGGCGATGATGAGATTGGTGATGAGATTGATGAGCTTCAAGGCGTTAAGCCTACAGGCGGATCTGATGAGTGCGAAATACTTGAGATGCATATTGATCTTGACCTGCCTGGGTTTGAAGACCTAGATGATGAAGGTGAAGAGACAGGAATTAAGCTGCCGTACATTGTTACGCTTATTCCTAAGCAGTCTGCCATCTTATCTATTCGTAGAAACTACAACCAAGAAGACATTCTACGAAAAAGAATAGATTACTTTGTTCATTACAAGTTTCTGCCTGGATTAGGTTTCTACGGCTTTGGCTTGACGCATATGATTGGTGGCTTGTCGAGAGGTGCTACCTCAATACTCAGGCAACTGATCGATGCAGGTACACTGGCTAACCTCCCTGGTGGATTTAAAGCCAGAGGCATTAGAATCAGAGATGACGATGTGCCTATTCAGCCGGGTGAGTTTAGAGATATGGACGCGCCAGGTGGGTCTTTACGGGATGCGTTAATGCCTCTGCCGTTTAAAGAGCCAAGTGCCACGATGGTTACCCTGCTGGGTATGTTGGTTGACGCAGGCAGAAGGTTTGCATCAATTGGCGATACTCAGGTAGGTGATGGTAATGCTGAAGCGCCTGTAGGAACGACAGTCGCATTGCTTGAGCGCGGTAGTCGCGTGATGAGCGCAATCCATAAGCGATTGCATTACTCCCAGCGGATAGAATTTAATCTGTTAGCAGATTTGTTTAAAGACTATCTGCCTCCGCAGTATCCGTACATGACAGCTAATGGTGATCAAAGCGTTAAGCAGTCTGACTTTGATGATCGAATAGATATTATTCCTGTAAGCGATCCCAACATTTTCTCTATGAGTCAGCGCGTCATGATGTCTCAGGAAATGCTAAGGATGGTACAGGCAAATCCTGAAGTTCATGGGCCAATGGGTATATACAATGCGTATAAGCGCATGTATGAATCGATGGGTGTACAGCAGATAGATCAAATACTGCCTCCACCCCCACCACCCCCTCAACCACAACCTGTTGCATCAGCGATGGAGAACGCAGGATTTGCAGCTATGCAGCCTGCTACGCCTTTCCCTGATCAGGACCATCAGGCGCATATTGCAGTACACATGGCATTTTATAATTCTGCTATTTGTCAGACAAACCCTCAGATACAAGGGCTGGTGCAATCGCATGTATACGCTCATATCGATATGATGGCGAGACAGCAGGCGCAACAAGATCCTCAGATCATGCAGATGCAACAACAGATGCAACAACAACAACAACAACAACAACAACAACAGATGCAACAGATGCAACAGATGCAACCACCACAAGGAATGCCGGGAATGCCGCCACAAGGGATGGCTCCTCCACAGGGTATGCCGCCACAAGGTATGCCGCCTGGAATGCCACCCGGAATGCCTCAAGGTATGCCGCCACAGCCTGACCCTATGATGCAGCAGATGAACTCAATGCTTGAAACAAAGGTTGCTCAGATTACTGCACAGTTAGTATCTCAAATTGCGCCTGAGTTTGAGGCAAAGCAGGATGAAGATCCTTTGGTTGCTTTGAGGCGAGAAGAGCTTGATATTAAGTCTGCAGATCTTGATCGTAAGGCAGAAGAAGCTGACAAGCGACTTGATTTAGATAAAGATCGTATAGACGCGCAAAGAGATTTAGCTGGAGACAGGATAGATACTCAGCTTGATATTGCAGATATGAAAGATCAAATTGCAAAAGAAAGATTAGATTTGCAAGAAAAAATACAAATGGGTAATCTTGCAGAAAAGATGACTAAAAACATTGGCGATATATTCGGAGGCAGGTAATGTCCAACAAAGTAGAGAAAGACGGATTTACAATAAAAGGCCAAGGCAAAGTTAGCTACGGAAAAGCAAAGCCTGAAAAGACAGATGCTTCTTCTAAGCCAGGCATGGGCAAAGGTAAATCCCGTGGTGGTGGTGCAGCACTCCGTGGCACAAAGTTTGAAGGCGTTTTTTAATGGCTTCTTACCGGAGGGGATACGGGAATAATCAGCAAAAAAATAGAGCATTTCCTAGACCTTCAGGCATGAATAATCCAGAGCAAAGACTAGAGTTAATGCCTGACTATCAGCCTATGCAGCCAATGCCGTATGAGCCAATGCCTAAGATGCCTGAATATGGATCTATGAAGCCAGAAAAACCAATGTATTCTCGTCCTTATGGCGATGACGTTCGTAGTATTCCAGCGCCTATGCCAGAACCGTCTATGCCTAGCCCAATAGGAAATGTTTTCAATAAAAGCAAACAGTACTCAGATAATCCAGAGCTAAACGAACTTTACAATAAGTTGTCAACGACAATTTCCATGAGTGGCGGAATTAGGCAGCAAACTCCTGAAGAGTCTGCTGCTTCTTCTCAAGAAAAAAGAAGGCTAGAGCAAGCAATTATTTCTGCAGGCGGAAATCCTTACGAGCACTTTACTAGTCTTCCTCATGGAAGTTTTGGAGAAGATGGCCCTGGAGAAGGTTATGACCCTATGACAGGGCGAACACCAGAGGCGGTCGATGATGGCCAAACCAAAATGAACCGCATGATGGAATTGCTTAAACGGTCGGCTCAACCTAACGCAGATTCCCAATATACCCCTCCAAAATCTGAAAGTCGCCTAGAGGAGATGAGCAGAAAACTTAATCCCGGTATGCATATGCAGGATTTAGAAACTACAAAAAGGGTTGGAAGAGAACAGATAGAAGCTGAAGAGTTCTTTCGGAATAATCCAGGCCAGCAGCCAAACAACGATATGTTAGCAAACCAGCAACCGATTGAGATGACAACCAAACAGTATAAAGGGCCAATTATATCACAAGCGGAGCTTGAAGACCGATCCCGATATGATACCCGCCCCCTTGATGTGCAACGGGCAGAAAATTTACAAAGAGCTCGAAAACGTCAAGCGATTGCGCCTAAAAAAATGCTTGCCGCACCCCCGCAAATGCCGCAGCAAATGTATTCTGCGCGTCCGGGCGAGGAGCTAGAAGATTATCAAGATAGAGTCACGGCAGCACAACAAGCCGATCCTAATTTTAATCGAGATTTATACCAGCAACAGTTAAGAAGCGGCCAGGGGAGGCAACCAATAATGATGAGAGATGGCGGTAGTGCAGAGCGGGGCAATGACATGCGTGGTATGCAATTGCCTATGGCTCCGCGACCAATGCCGATGCCCACAACTGGCCCCGGTCCTCAAAGAATAATGGAAAGGCCAGAACCTCGCAGGCCACGAATGCCAGATAATGGTGGTGATCGGTCAGACATGATGAGGCGCATGATGGAAATGTTTAGATCACGAAAAGATGCTGAACAAAGACCTCAACGCAGAGGCCCAAGTCGGCAAGATCGAAGGCAAAATGATCGTATCTACGACATGCCAAGGATGCCGCAGAGATACGAAGAATTTCCGCAAAGACCCATGCCGCAGGACATCTTTACTGGTGGACCTGAGTATGGAGCGCCAATGATGATGAGCAATGGCGGTAGCGCATGGAGAGGTTCTTTGCCCCAAGGTTATGAAGCCGATGAAGAGCTAAGAGCCCAAGCCTTAGCTGATTTTGATGCTGGTGCTGACATCGATGGCGATAGACAGATATCAGATGAGGAGCTTTATAACTGGCGACCTTCTGATTCTCGATATGGGACAAACCCAAACAATCGTGTAAATCGTAATCAATCATATAGCCAAGCAGCGTTAGACACTTTGCGTAGAAAAGGTGCTGATATGGGTGATGATGGTGTTTTCTCTGAAGATGAATTCTGGAAATTCGATGCGGCTAGGCAAAAAGGTGAAGGCCAAAATTATGGCGGCGCTACTTTGGAAGGGGAGTTTAACTACCAAGATCCTTCTACTTGGAATGCGCCTCAACCTCCAATGCCTGAGCGTATGCCTATGCCTCCTTCGCAGACAACGTATGTTCCTGAGCCAGCACCAAACCCGTATGTCTTCGGAGGGTATGGATCTCCACCCCCGCAGTATGCAGGAATGGCTGATCCCAGGATGACTAATATTGTCGGAATGGCTCCAACCTCATACTACGGCGGGGCAGAAGAATAGCTAAATGGATTCAATTAACTTAGCAAACTTTATACATGAAAAGATAAAGCAACTTGAAAGCGACAGAGTCGAATATGTTTCAAGTGGCAATATTAAAACTATGGAGGATTATCGGTTCGTGATGGGTGAATTATCTGCGCTTCGCACCCTGCGCGATGAACTTAGGAAGGCGCTGCAAAATGAAGGAGATTTCGATGAATGATCTGGCAACAGACATAATCGCACAACCGTCTTTAAAAGACGCATATGTACCAGAAACAAGCAAAATTTTAGATCCAACTGTACTGGATAAATCACTAGTGGAAAGAATGCCTACTCCTTCTGGGTGGCGTTTGCTGGTGTTACCTTACAAAGGGAAAGGAAAAACCGATGCTGGTATTCTGTTAACCAAACAGACTACTGACAGAGAAAGCTTGGCGACTGTTGTTGCTTATGTGCTCAAGGTCGGCCCTATTGCATATCAAGATGAAAGCAAGTTTGCTGGAGAAGCTTGGTGCAAAGAAGGCGATTGGGTATTAATAGGCAGATACGCTGGCGCTCGTTTTTCCTTAGAAGATGATGCTGAAGTACGAATCATTAATGATGATGAAGTTATCGGCACCATTTTAGATCCTAATGATATTAAGGCTTTGTGAGGTAGGTTATGACAGAAGAAACTTTAAGCGATGCTCTCGCTAACTTAAATGATGACAACATAGATAAAGCAGCAATTCCCGAAGGGAGAAGAGCCGCTGTTGAAGAACCTCAAGAGGAGTCTACTTTTATAGACTTAACTGACGAGGATGTTGGAGAAGTTGCCCCTATCTCTAATGACAAAGTTCGTGAGGACTTTGACGAAGGTGCCTTGGGTAACGATGATCAAGAGTTAAGCGAAGCAGAAAAAGAAGCAAAGAAAGCTCAAGGCCGTATCAATCAAGCTGTTAAACAAGCTAAAGATTGGCAGCGGAGAGAGCTTCAAGCTTTGCAATACGCCAAGCAGTTGCAAGAAGAAAACAAAAAGTTATCTTCTCAAATGCAGCTAACTAGCCAGACAACAGCCGATGAAAATCTAAAAATTTCAAAAAGCTATAAGGATGAGTTTGAAGGCAGAGTAGATGCTCAAGCGAAAGCAGCAAAAAACTCTGTTACTAAAGCTTATGAGTCTGGCGATCCTGAACTTATGGCAGATGCTCAACAAGCATTAGCTAGAGCAGAATCTGAAAGAACTTCTCTTGAGCAGTATAAAAGAGAATTAGTTAAGTACGAGCAGGACATGGAAGCTTGGAATAACAACCAAGCAAGACAGAGGCAAGCTGATGAAGCTCAGTACCAACAGCAACAACAGCAACCTCAACAGCAACAGCCTCAGTATTCTGAGCCTTCTTCAAAAGCTCAAGGTTGGGCAGAGAAGAACGAATGGTTCGGTGTTGATAAGATAATGACAAGCACAGCTATGGTAATACACCAAGAATTAGCTGAGTCTGGAATTGACTTAGAATCAAATGAATACTATTCTAATTTAGACAACAGATTACGCGAAGAACTTCCAAACAGGTTCAAAGCGGAAAGCAACGCAGGAAACAACGGAAGACCCGTCCAAACCGTAGTTTCCGGTACGCGCACAACAGGAAATGGACGCAGTCAAAATGATCGTAGAGTTGAGCTTACCCCTAGTGAGCAAGCATTATCTAAAAGACTAGGTGTATCGTTCAAGGATTACGCAAAACAGAAAATGAGGTTACAGGCATCATGACAGAAACTAAAAATGCTGGATCGAAAAGAACCCCAAGGAGCCAAGCTGCTAGGGGTAGTAAAACGACTAGGCAACCATGGAAGCCGCCTCAAGCACTAGAAGCTCCAGAAGCTCCTCCTGGTATGCGATATCGGTGGGTAAGAACTCATATAAGAAATGAGGATGACAAGACCAATGTACACAAAAGGTTTCAGGAAGGTTATGAGCCTGTGCATCCATCTGAGGTTGAAGGCTTTGATTTGCCTACAATCGATGAAGGAAAACACGCTGGAACCGTGGGCGTTGGTGGTCTAATTCTTGCCAAAATACCGATTGAGACAGCGGAAGAAAGGAACGCTTATTACGAACAGCAGACTGAAAATCAGATGAATGCTGTAGATAATAATCTTATGCGTGAAAGCGATCCTAGAATGCCGATACATCAAGAGCGCAAAACCAAGATAACTTTTGGTGCCTCTGGTAAAAACGACTAACTTTGATTGTGTTTATAAGGAGAACTAGAAAATGGCAAACTTAGATGCCCCTTTTGGACTCCGTTATGTTCGTAACCTGCAGGGTAACTATTACTCTTCAGGTCAGTCTCGCTACAGAATAACAACTGCAGATGCGACCAACGCTACTAACATCTACCAAGGTGACATTGTCACTCAAGGTACTGCTGGTAATGTGACTCGTATTGCGAGAGCTGATGGAGGTGGTGCTACTAACGTCATCATCTTAGGCGTATTTAACGGATGTTTTTATACAGACCCAACTACTAGCAAGCCAACATGGAGCAATTACTGGCCCGGAAACGCAGCCACTGATGCAGTAGCTTTCATTTACGACAGTCCTATGGATGTGTTTGAAGTGCAAGCTGACGCTGCTTTCCCTGTTGCAGACTTGTTTGGTAATTTCGATATTGTTGATAATGCTGGAACAGGAAGTGAAGCGAGTGGTCTTTCGTACCTTGAGCTTGACGTTACTACTGGTGCAACAACAGCGACATTGCCATTAAAAGCCCTGGATATCTCTACAGATCCTGAGAATTCAGATGTAATTACAGCCAACACTAACGTGCTTGTCACCATACAGAACCATCTGTTTGGCGTTAAAGCAGTTGGTTTAGCGTAAAGGAGGCTGAATAGATGGCAATTTCACGCGCACAACTAGCTAAAGAACTTGAGCCCGGCCTAAACGCTTTGTTTGGCATGGAGTATGATCGTTACGAAAACGAACATGCAGAAATCTTTGATACTGAATCTTCAGATCGTGCATTTGAAGAAGAAGTAATGATCGTTGGCTTTGGCAATGCATCCACTAAGGATGAAGGTCAAGGCGTACAATACGATAGCGCAAGCGAAGGTTTCACCGCTCGTTACACTCACGAAACTATAGCCCTTGCATTCTCCCTTACGGAAGAAGCAGTGGAAGATAATTTGTATGACCGCCTCGGCGCTCGATATACAAAGGCTCTTGCACGAAGCATGGCCCACACTAAGCAGGTAAAGGCTGCAAACGTATTGAACAATGCGTTTAACGCAAACTTTGCTGGAGGTGACGGTGTATCTTTAATCAACACTGCACACCCCCTCGCTAATGGTGGAACCATTGCTAACCGGGCGGTAACCCAGGCGGATCTTAACGAAACGTCACTGGAAAATGCTTTGATCAACATCTCAACTTTCGTTGATGATCGAAACATGATCTTGGCCCTTCGGGGAACCAAGTTGATTGTTCCGCCTCAACTTCAGTTTGTTGCTGATAGGCTGCTTGAAACTCCAGGAAGAGTCGGAACGGCAGATAATGACATCAACGCAATCAAGAATATGGGACTGTTGCCAGAAGGCTACTCAGTCAACCACTTCTTGACGGATACTGATGGATTCTTCCTGATGACTGACTGCCCTGATGGGTTTAAGCACTTTGAAAGAACTCCGATCACCACTTCTATGGAAGGTGATTTCGATACAGGTAATGTTCGCTACAAAGCTAGAGAGCGTTACTCATTCGGATTCAGCAACCCAAGATGTGTCTTCGGATCTCAAGGCGCTTAAAAGGTTTCATGTGAAACCATGGAGAAGGGGGCATATCTTGCCCCCTTCTTTTTTATGTAGTATAAAGAACCTATCCCTGACAGGTGCAATACCGCGCCTGACACTAGCCTAGACAGGAGATATCATGGCGAATACAACTTTCAACGGTCCCGTCCGTTCCGAAAACGGTTTTGAAACCGTATCTAAAAATGCTGCTACTGGTGTAATTACTATCACTAGTGGTAATAAAATGATTAACGAAGCCGTTGCAGATGCTGGTATAGAAGGCACAGCGGGTGTTTACGTTACTCAAGTAGAGCGTTTTAAAAGCGATACAACTACCAACGTAAACATTGTTAAGACTACTATTCTTCTTGACCTAACCGGCCTTACAAAAAGTGCTACTGCTGGAGACATTATCGGTAAAGATGGTGATGGCGTAGCTTACTTTGCACGTATTACTACCGCAGACCAAGGTGTAATCTTTGGTATTCAAATGACTTGTCTTGAGGTTCCTTCTGCAGGTAATGGTGATATTGATATCTACTCTGCTACAGAAGGTACGGGCGTAGAAGATACAGCTATTGCTGCTCTTACAGAGTCTCAGATTACTAACGGCGGTGCATTGGTTGCCGGGAGTATGGTTGCTGGCGGTGCAATTAGTGCTGATCAGTACCTGTACTTAGTTAACGCTCAAGGCGCTGGTGCGGGTACTTATACTGGCGGTAGGCTTC